GCGCCAGCGTTGCGAACGTCGGACAGTCCACCACCCCGAAGGAGTCAAAGCACATGTCTGAACTCACCGAGCTGCTCAAGCTCAGCGAGGACGCGGACGAAGCCTTGATGCTCGCCGAGGTTCGCAAGGTCATCACTGAGCGCGACACCGCCGTCACCGAGCTTGCCGAGAGCAAGCGCACGGCGGTCATCGAAGCCGTGACCCTCGCCCTCGAAGCGAAGATCAAGGACGGATTCATCGCCCCCGCAGAGCGGGACGGCTACCTCGCGTTGGCCGAAGCCGACGCCGAGCGGGCCACCAAGCTGATCGCCGGCCGCCAGCACAAGGTCCTCGACCTTGATGAGCATGGCAGTGGCGAGCAGAAGCCCGAGACCGTCACCTACGCGAACGCCAGCATCGAGCTGGCCGAGCGTGCCAAGGAGCGCAAGGCCGCCGACGGCCTCAGTTACGCCGAGGCCGAGCGTCTCGTGCTGGCCGCCGACGCCGAGCTGGCGCAGCGCTACACCGACTTCCGCTCCGGCAAGGAGGCCTAAGCGATGGCAACCCGCCTTCCCGTCGGACCCTTCCGCGATCAGACGTTCGTCGCGGCTGAGGATCTCTCCGACAGTCAGTACCACACCGTGCTCATCAACACCTCCGGCCTGGCCGAGGTCGGCGCCGCCAACGAGCGCGTCTACGGCATCCTCCAGAACGCCCCCGAGTCGGGCGAGCAGGCTGTGGTGCGCACCTCTGGTGAGTCGTATGCCATGGTCGACGGCACCACCGATGTGGCGATCAACGACCCCATCGACTCCGACGCCTCCGGCCACTGCGTCAAGCAGGAGACCGACAAGGGCTGGATCGTTGGCTACATGCGCGAGGCATACACCTCCGCGACCCCCGGCCTCTGCGTGATCGACGTCCACGCGAACACCGAATCCGTCTGATCAGGAAGGAGTGAATCATGACAGCAGTCTCTCCTGATCTGCACGTTGACAGTGCGCTGACCAATTGGTCGCAGGAGTACGCCAGCCAGCGCGCCGGCTTCATCGGCGAGAAGGTGGCCCCGCCACTGATCGTCGCCAAGGAGACCGACTACTACTGGATTCACGGCGCGGAGGGCTTCGAGCTTTCCGTCGTCGACCGCGCTCCCGGCACGCAGTACGGCGTGGTCGACTGGAGCAAGAGCACCGGCACCTACAGCACGATGGGCTACGGCCTCTCCGCCTCCGTGCCAAAGGAAGTCATGGCCAACGCCGACCTTCAGGTCGACCCGGCCAAGGACGCCATTCAGATCATCGTCGATCAGCTCATGCTGGCCTACGAGAAGCGCGTCGCCGACCTGATCTTCGACACTTCGAGCTTCACGCAGACGGCGGCCCTCTCGGGCACCGATCGTTGGGACACCGCCACCTCTGACCCGCTCGATAAGGTCTACGACGCCAAGGCGTACGTTCGCGGCAAGATCGGCGTGGAGCCGAACACCATGGTCATCGGCTACGACGTCTTCCGCGCGCTCCAGCAGCACGACGGCCTCCGCAAGATCATCTTCGGTCTGAACGCCCCCGAGGCCATGCCGACCGAGGCGCAGCTTGCGCAGGCGCTCGGTCTCGACCGCATCCTCGTCGGCCGCGCCACCTACCTGTCGGCGGCCGACACCTTCACCGACATCTGGGGCAAGTACGCGAACATCTGCTACATCGACCCCTCTCCCAGCGGCCGTTCGATCTGCCCGCTGCGCACCATGGTCTGGAACGTCGACGGCGGCCGCTTCGTCACCCGCGGCCCGATCTGGAACGACGACGTGAAGGCCTGGAAGTACTACTGCGACGACTACACCGACGAGAAGCTGATCAGCCTCTACAGCTCGTACCTCTACAGCACGGTCGTGAGCTAACCAACGCCCACGGGCGGCGGGCGGCCCGTAGCAATACGGGCCGCCCCGCCGCTACCGAAGGAGTGACATGAAGAAATGGCAGATGGGGCTGGCGATCATGGCCCCGAGAGTGCACGCCGAGACGCTCTACACCGGCAGTGGCGAGGGCACGGCAATCACCGCCACCGCGGCTGAGCTGAATCAGCTCGATGACGCGGTGTTCACGGCCGCCCAGGTCAACGCCATGGTGGCCGCCCCTACCACTCACATTGTCGTGGCCAAGAACGGCAACGATACCACCGGGCTGGGCTCGTTCGCCTTCCCGTACCTGACGCTCACCAAGGCGTTCACGGTCTGGAACGCGACCAGGAACACCATCTACGTTCTGTCCGGTGACTACGAAGAGGCGGCGACCCTCACGTGGCCCAATATCACCGGGCTGAAGCTGGTGGCCCTGGGCCCCGTCAGCGTCTCCAATGCCGACGCCGCTGCGCAGGTCCTGCTGCTGAGCCCGACCTACACGGCGAGCACATTCGAGGCGACGATTGAGGGTCCGCTGAACCTCGCCGCAGACACGCAGGTTGGCCTCGCAATCGCCAACGCGAACATGACCAAGAAGCTCAATGTCTACATCGACGGGCTCTCCGCCGAGATGGACACGAGCGGCGACTCGATTGACGTCGCCGGCACGGTCGCCGGTCAGGCCATTCGTCTCTACGCGAAGAACATGGACCTCGAGGGCCTGCTGCACTTCACCGCCAATGACGCAGGCTCTCGCTGCCGCATCTCGGGCTCCAAGCTCATGGGTGGCATCACGCTCGCCGGCGCTGTCGCTGCCGAAATTACGATGCTGAACACTATCGTCCTGACCTCCGGTCTCACCAAGGCGTCGGAGTGGGCTCAGAACAACGTTGGCTGCGTCTACGCAACCGATGCTGATCCAGCGGTCTACACCGAATTCGCCAACGCCTACGACACGTGATCGGGGGCTGACTGATGACCTACGTCGTCACCTTCGGCGAAGTCCACCACGACGGTGAGGTCTACCACCTCGGCGATCCGCTCCCCTGCCCCCAGGGGAGCCTCGCCGACGTGGAGGCCGTCGGCGCGGTTGCGTGGGTGGATGAGCCCAGCACGGACATAGTGCTGGACACCGAAGCCGCCGAGGCGGTCACTTCCGAGCCTGTCAGCGCGGACATCGTGCTGGACATTCCGGCGGCTAGGCCGCGCGCCAAGAAGGGCGGGCGGCGATGAGCAACCTCATGACACAGGCCGTGCTTGCGGCCGCCACCGGCTCCACCGACGGCCTCGGCAAGATCGCCGCCGAACCGGCCGCCGGCATCCTCTACGTGCGCTTCGACTGCGCCCCCAACACCTACGCGGTGGAGTGGTGCGTGCAGGCGAACAAGGCGCACGCCGTGCAGACCTACCGCGCCATGTCCAACGTGCTCGGCGGCACCATCACGCTCGCCGACGCAACCGTCGTCGATGACGAGGACACCTGCGTCCTGAACGGCCTCACGCTCACAGCCGAGGCCACCGAGGGCGACGTGGCTGCCGCCGACCGTGAGTTCTGGACCGGAGCCAACAACGCGGCCGCGGCGGTCAACCTCGCGGCGCTCATCAACAACGCCACCTACGGCATCCCCGGCGTCACGGCATCGACGCCGGTCGCCGATGGGGCCACCGACGTCATCACGATCGCGGCAACCACCGCCCCCGTCCTTCAGTTCGGCCAGGGCGCCTCAGACGCAGCCGAGATCGCCTGGGCAAGCACCACGCTGGCCTCGCTCATCAAGGACGGCGCGGCCGTCACCGGCGTGGCGGCCAACCACACCACAGCGGGCACCCTCTACCGCCAGGTGGTCTACGGCTGGCCGTACGCCTACCTCGCCGTCACCAACTCAGACGGCGCCGACGCGGCCACGATCGTCGTCAAGGCGACGGGATACGCCGCCTAGGCCATGGCCGCCTACTGCACACTCACCGACGTTGAGGCATACCTGCCGACGATCACCATCTCGGCAACGGGCACGACGCCCACCGACGCACAGGTGAGCGGCTACATCACGCTCGTCACGGCCGAGATCGACGGCGTGCTGCGCAGTATCGGCATCGATCCTCAGCCTACAGACGCTGACTCGCTCGGATACCTCAAGGTTACCTGCGTCGTCGGCGCAGCGGCCACTGTCCTGGCGGCCAAGTTCGGCCAAGCATCCGAGGAAGCCAAGGAGGTCCGCACCCGGTATCAGTTGATGCTGGACGCCATCCGCGACGGCGCCCTCCATATCGAGGCCGCCTCCGACCGCATGCACTTCGGCGAGGGCTTCACCCTCAACAGCCTTGGCGAGGCGCGCGCCGCGGCCGTCACCAAGGAGACCACATTCTGATGGCCGCCGGCACCAGTAGCACGCGCACCAGCCAGGCGGGCATTCGCTTCGACCTCAGCGTCCATCCTGATGTGCGCGTGCTCAGCTTCACGCTCTCGCGCATGGCGGGCGAGCTGGACGATATGTCCATGCTCTTCGAGTCGTTGGGCGAGGCGTTCAAGCGTTCCATGACCAAGCAGTTCGACTCGCAGGGCTCGTGGGGGAGTGGAGGCTGGGCGCCGCTCTCGCCTGCGTACAGGGCGTGGAAGCTGGCGCATGGCTATCCCGGTGTCATCGGTGTGCGCACCGGAGCGCTCAAGGCGGCCATGACGGGCGGCGAGGGCTACACGCAGGCGATTACCAAGCATACGGCCTCGTTCGGGCTTGGTGGCGGTCCGGCAGCAGAGTACGGGCACTTCTTCGACAAGGTGCGTCCAGTGATCCGCCTTCCTCGCAGCCAAGCTCCGGCGTGGGGAAAGATCGCTCACCAGTGGATGGCAACAGAAGCACGCACCGCTGGCTGGGGGCGCGTCTAGATGGCCCTCTACGGCGTAGAGCGTGTGCTGACTGAAGCACTCGCCGTGCTCAAGGCGGGCATGTCGGCCAAGCTCACGGCGCTGGCTGCCGAGTACGCCGACAGCGTGACGCTCCCGGTGCCGGACTCCTCGACCGGCTACTGGTGCGACGTCGAGCCGCCCGATCCTGACTCATCTATCGACATGGGCAGCATCAGCCAGCCGACCATCTGTGTCTGGCCGCTGAACGTTGCTCCCGAAGGCGGGCCAGACCTCTCTAACACCTACGAACTCGCGCAGCCGTTTGTGGTCGGCGTCATCGTGCGCGCCGACACCAAAGCACAGAGCGGCAAGCGTCAGATGCGCTACGTGCGCGCCGTGGTCGAACTCCTGGCAGCAGTGGACTCGCTCACCTGCGGTCAATGCCTGTATACGGGCACCGACTGGACGCAGCGCGAGCTGACCCCCAGCGAGGCTGACTACACGCTGCAAGGCGTGCTCTCCGGCTTTGTCTGCACGACCTTTGAAACCCCATGAAAGGACCCGGCATGAGCAAAGCCATTACCTGGCCGAATGCCGTCGAGATGCGCCACTTCGCCAACTTCCCCGGCGTCTACGGGCCGGGCGTGCTGGTGCCGCTCAAGAGCACCGGCCTGACCGAGAAAGAGGCGCGCGAGCGAATCGCCGCCGCAAACCTGCCGCTCGAGATCGTCGATCTCCCGACTGCGAAAGCACCGAAGGGTGGTGAGCGGTAATGGCAAACGGCTATCTGCGTCTCGCCGCCGAACAGGCTCCCAATGCCGAGGGCGGGGCCAACGCGGTCTCGACGGTCACGT